ATCTAGAATCAGATCATTATACGAATCCATTATCAACGTAGGATCAGGATTCATTATCTCAACGATCTCCCAAATCCTCCTGTTCCCCCTATTCAATATCAACATAACACTAACAGACAATATCATTATAGGATTAGTATTTACAACCATCAGCATTGTAAGAAGTTATATTATCAGAAGGATATTCAATCAATATGAGTCCTAATAAACGAAAAGAATTACTTGAACAGTATATGAAGATGCTCGATAAAGAGTTGATTCTATTTTATGCGTATATTATAATCCTTCTTGTGATAGGGGCAATGATTATATTATGAATAACGAGAAGTGGGAGTATCAAGTAGAACAAGTAAATGGTCTGGGATGGGTTACTGTAAGCCAATCTACTAATGATACCGAACAAGTAGCTATTCTAAGACTTAATCAAATGGAACGTCTGTATAAGACACAAGGTAAGAGAGTACGAGCACGCGTTAATGGCTCATTGTATGATATTCGATGACTTAACATATGTCTAAATTGTTTCGCCAAAGAGAATATGTATGAATGCGAGAAGGGGGATCGCGACGCATAGCGCGTGTCTGATAAGGTCTCTCCCATATTATCTCTGCGTTTCTCTCTCTCCTGTTCTATGCTAAAACTCTATGCGCTCCGCTATGCAACAGGTAAATAAAAAGAGTCCATAAACCGCTATGCTCACGGCTATGGACTCTCTATATGAGTAACTCTATGCAACGCTATGCAGTAGCGAAAGCAAACTGCTATGCGATCCTTCTATAAAGCCGCTATGCTATACAGCTAAGGCTTATCTAGAAATAAAATCTATGTAATGCTATGCGCTACTATGTACAGCAAATGACTTGCAGCATTATACTTTCGCAAATCACTAGCGCAAACAGATACAGCTAGTCATTAGCGCATTCAGCTTTCGCGCACATAATCTTCCATTATGCCTGATCTCTGAAATTAAATCAACTCAGATCAGTAGCGCAATTTGTTTGCGGTGCTAGGGCTGTGGGCCACCCGTCCCGTCCATCCCAGGCGTGCCTTTCGAATCATTAAAGACATTGTACTGGGGCGCGGAAATTAAAACAACTGTAGGGGGTAGCGAAAGTGTCTGAGGCTAACGCCCACCCTCGCCGTCCATCCCGAGCGCGGCTCATCGAATCAGTAAGATCATTGTACGCGTTTCCGGAAAAAAAGACCAGCACTTTTGGGGCGAGAAAGTTGTTGACTTTTTTTCCGGGCTCATGCATAATAGACGTACATTAAGAGAGAGGAGTAGGAAATGAGCAATCAACGTGAAATGCGTGAAATGGTTCTCGAAAGCCAATTGAGCATCCTGGATAAAGCAATCGTTGCATTGTGTCGCACGATCGATGAACTGGATGAAGCTGATCGCTTTCCGGATCTGGATACGAAAGAAGCTATCGCTAAACTCGAAGACGTTCGTCAGGATCTGGAAGATCAGCTGATGGGTATCGAAGAAGAGTTGAACGAAATCGAAGATAGCTTTTGAACGACGTCGCTTGACTTTATTTCGGATGCCAGCGATGATGAACGAACTATGACGAGAGGAGAGAGCAATGATTGACTGTGGACAGTATGATGCGATGCGAGACCGTCCTGTGAATAGCAATGATGATGTGTTTATTAGGTTTGAAGAACGATTGAAGAAACTGAGAGAGGAGAGAGAAATGATCTACACGGAATCAATGATTGACCACATGATGGGTCTCGATGCATCGAGTATCGAAAAGGGCTTTCGCAATGCAGAGTACTTCGATATCAAAATTAAGTCAAGCAAGTTCGTTGGTCTGAATAGCGATGGCCATTTCGTATATAAGTGCGAGTTCTCAGAAGGAATGAAGCAAAACGTTTTCGCTACTCTTAACGAGAACTCGAAGCTGATGTGTGAGTTTTGAGCTTGACTTTATTTTCGCGTCAGGATATAATGAATCATCATGAGAGAGAGGAGAGAGAAATGAGCAATCAACGTGAGATGGTTCTTGACAGCCAGATGGATGTTCTGGATAGCGCAATCATCGCCATCGGTCGTGCGATTCAAGAACTGGATAGCGGTGATCGCTGGTGCGATTTGGATACCAATGATGTGATCTTGAAGCTTGAAGCGATTCGTCAAGAACTGACAGCTCAGTACATGCTTATCGAAGACGAATTGCGTCAAATCGAGGCTTGACTTTATTTTCGCGTCAGGATATAATGAATCAACATTGAGAGAGAGAGGAGTGAATATGCTGAAATATACTTTTGCTGCTAGCGTTAGCAAGGAATTTATTGAAGATGAGTTGGGCTATGAATTTGATGTATATGATGGCGAAGGCGTTTATAGCATTAAAAGTGATGAAGGTGTGATTGAAAAGGTTGCTAGCGGTAATAGTCTGCTGGTTAAAGAAGATGAAGATATTATTGCTGAGCAGTTGAGCAAGGGTATTGCGCTGAGCGATAAAGATAAAGAGTTTTGTTTTGGAATGGAAATGGAAGATTGTTTTGGAATAATGATGTATGTGGAGAATTATGAAGAAGAAGTTGCTGTAGATTATTATTATGTGAAGTAAGTAGAGCAAGCCCCTGGCGGGATTGGGGGCTTGACTTTATTTTCGCGTCAGGATATAATGAATCATCATGAGAGAGAGGAGAGTATGATGACGGAACTGAAACAAATCACGCTGATGCTTAACGCCGACGAGGCTGAGTTCTTGGCGCAGGCGTTGGAGATTCACGCAGACAAGTACGCAGGCAGAATCTCGTTTGTTGAGGAGCTCGATCGCTATGTGCGTTCGACTCTGCAGACGAAGTTCGATCCGGCTTTCGCGGAGGACGTAGAATGACTGAGCAACAAATTGAGCTGATCGTTGAGAAGTGGTTCGACCGCATCGACCGTCAGTATATGGGCAACGAGTTATCCTATCAAGACTACATGGCAGAGGTCGAGGCCGTGCGCCTCTGGGCTGATGCAAAGTATGCTGAGATGACGGTGTTGCATTAATTTCCTCAGGAAGCTACAATGAAGTACATTGTGAGAGAGGAGAAAGACGATGTATGATGCAGATGGATGGGATAGCTACGCCGCGTACGCTCATGAGCAGATGCTCGAGCTGATGTTCAAGGAGTCGGATGACTGTATTGAGTTTGTCAACAAGTGGATCCAGGATCAGCTGGCCACTGCAGTTCCTACGGAAGTGTTTCAGGAGATTGAGCAATGAGTGCAATGAGTGATCTGGATATCGTCAAGCAAGAGGTCTTCGAGTTCTTGGATGATCTGCGGATTAGCGGTATCACCAACATGTATGGTGCTGCACCGTACATCGTCGAGGAGTTTGGCGTGAACAAGGCTGAGGCGCGCGTCCTGTTGAGTGCATGGATGCAGACGTTCAGCGAGCGTCACGCAGCGTAAGAACCGACCAGGTGGTGTACGGCTGCCAAAGCCACCGGGTGACTATGAGCAGGGTCGAGCCTGGGACATGACCCAAAAACAGGCAACGATTTTCCCCCGGTGGCCTCGGCTCCTCTCTCACTCTCCGCAGAGGCCACCACCCAACCTGTCGCCCGTGTGCGACCCCGGACCAGTAACCGGGATCTTTTCTGGTTGCGTTTATTTCCTGAAGACGTCATAATGAAGTACATTGTGAGAGAGGAGTGAAAGAAATGCAAGCAACCTACACCTTCGACGAAAACATCGTCAGCGATCTGCACAAGGATGCATACGGCTTCCGTCCGAGCCAGTCGTTCTGGGAGTACTGGACCGGAGCCGACGACGACCGCAAGCAGCGGATCTGGGACGACCTGCTGGATGCCCTGGATCGCGAGATGGAGTACCAGCGTCAGCGTGAAGCTGAGGCCGTGGAGGATTTCGATGAGATGCTCGATCGACTGTACCGGGCCGGTGCGAAGGACTTCGCGATGGCGATCAAGTGGGCACATGATGCGCACGAGACGAACGGTGACGATGAGTACCTGGAGTACACACTCGGTCTGCCGTTCAACCACATCCGCAAAGCACGCGAGGCCACGAAGTAGTGGCCTTTTTTTCGTGTGGCGCCGATAATGAATCATCAAGAGAGAGAAAGAGGAGTAGGGAAATGAAAGAACTGATCTTTGTTGCATTCTGCGTTATGGGTGGTTACGGTCTGCATGACATGGTTATCACTTTGAGCAAGCTGGCTCACTAAGGAGAGAGAGAAATGAGTCTAGAATGGGAATTGAGCTGTTACGGTGTTGCTGAGAAGCATCTAGAAGAGACCTTCAAGTCGTCGTACGTGCAGATGATCGGTATCGACATGTACGTGGCAGGCATCATGAGTGACTGTCAGGAGATCCTGGAGCACTCGGACGACAAGGAGGCTGTCCGTCAGCTCCTGAATCAGGCGAAGTACTATCTGAGCCGTCGTTATGATGATCAGCGCCAGGCTGCTGATGAAGACTTCCGGAAGACGAGGGCTGCATGATGGAGTACAGTGTCGAGTTATATGAGGACCCGGACCAGTGGTCCTTCTGGGAGGTGATCCAATGGGGCAATCCAGATCTCCGAGCCCCTGGAGAGCGACCCACGAAGACCGGCAAGATCATCCACCGTGTCCGTGGCAATGACTGGGTATCTGAAATGGCTGCTCGTGAGTGGCTACACAATTACAAAAAGGAGAATGGAATTGAATAATGGTGACAAGTACGTGGGCTATGCTCTCTGGTTCGTGGCAGGCTTCTTGTTCGGCTACATCGTGTTAGGGCCATTCGTATGATCTACTTACAGTACGTAGTGACACTAGTATGTGCACTGCTGGTGCCGGTGTTCGTAGTACGAGGTGACACATACCATGCCGTCATCTTCTCCATCATGGCCGGCGTCAACCTGGTCATGATACTGGACCGCCGCACATGAGGCACTATTGTACACTGTTGCTGGTTTTAGCTCTAGCCGGGTGTGCTGCATGTGTAGGCCCAGATAGCCAGCCGTGCAAGGTGGTGGTGCATCGCTTTTAGGTGGCTGACGCAAAAACCAAAAAGAAAGAACTTGCAATTTTGCAAAAGCGTGGTACAAAAAAAGTTAGTAGTGGTGCAGCTTTAACTGTATCTGTTTTAGCGCGATCTCTCCCTCCCTGTTTTGCGCCCCGTATTGATCTCTCTTCTCTCTATATCCCCCAGTACAAAAATAGTGCGTCACTTTGAGATTTTTTACTCAAGGAAAATTTTCCGCGCGGAAATCGGGTCTAAAACAAACTCGCAAAACGTTGATAATATTTCTCATTCAAGTATACAATACACCGTATGACAATTAAGCGTATCACAAAGACCTGTAAGATCTCTACTACAAAGAGATCAGGCACAAGGACTTACACTAAGAGTCAATCCGGATCTTGGAGTATCACTGGATGGTCTGGAAAGGCTCCTAGGAAGAGGAAAGTTAAGTAGGAGAAATTTTTTGGTTTTTACGGCCGTGGATAAGAGATGAAAGGAATAGAATGAATTACGAATTTGTAGAATTGCCGACGGATAGCCTTGAGTATGAGATTTTGTATGAGGCGGCTAAGGCTATCAAGGACGTCCCCGGGCTGACGTGTGAGCTTGGTGTCCGGCGTGGCGGTGGGTCGCGTCTTATTATTGAAGGACTGATGGATAATTCTGATCATGGACGCACGCATATCTGTGTTGATCCATATGGTAATATTGATTATCCTGAGGGAGATGATGGTCGAGTCATTAAGTGTGACTACACTAACCAGATGCGGAATGACTGCCTCAAGAACATCTATGCCTACATTCGTCACAAGCCTATCGGCGTCCTCTTTTATGTGATGGAAGATACTGAGTTCTTCAAGCGGTTTGCTGATGGTGTTCCCGTCTATAATGAACACAAGCAAATCGTCAACACCTATGCGCTAGTGCACTTCGATGGACCCCACACCCGGGATATTCTCTATCCTGAAATCGACTTCTTCCAGGAGCGGTCGGTCCCCGGCTCGCTGTGGGTGTTCGATGATGTCGAGTTGTATGACCATGACAGTGTCGAGAAGTACGTCCTTGAACGAGGATGGGAGCTGGTCAAGAAAGGCCAACGTAAAGCCAGCTACGTCAAGAAGTGAAATCCTAGCTAGAGAAGATAACGCCGCGTTTGATCGCGGCGTTTCTATGTCTGATAAATATAGTAGCAACAGCAAACTGGCTTGAGCAGCTATAAATTATAAATACCTTTACGGATAAGTCTACGGAAAACTCCGATAAAGGAAAAACATGCCATTAGATGATTTAACTATGTCTAGCCCAGAACCGGGCAAGAAGCAGCGTTCTGCTTCTAAAAATTCTAAGAAAAAATTCAAAGATGAGATCGTTATCAACCCAGTCCTGGGTGATAAAGAAGATAAATTGATGGGAGAGAGTAATGTTCTTAATTCTCTCTTCAAAAAATCAATAAATCACAACATTCCCCTGTCAGCCATCACTGAAGTCTATCAGAGAGGACTTGTCGAGTATTGTCTTCTTAAGCCAGAAAACAAAACAGCACAGCAATATGCGTTTGACCGTGTTAATTCCTTCATTAACAACGGCGCTGCTGCAAGAATCGACAGCGATATTGCTGAAAATCTCAGAGATTGGTTCAAAGATAAGTGGGTCAGAATGGACACACAAGGTAATATTAAAGGACCATGCGCAAGAGAAGAGGGTGAAGGTAAACCAAAGTGTCTTCCTTCAGATAAAGCTCACTCGATGGATAAAAAAGACAGGGCAAGTGCTGCAATTCGTAAAAGAAGAGAAGACCCTAACCCAGAAAGAACGGGTTCGGCTATTAACGTACGAACTGAAGAGAAAGACGCCTGCTACAATAAGGTCAAATCAAGATATAACATATGGCCAAGTGCATATGCATCAGGCGCATTATCAAAATGCAGAAAAGTAGGTGCTAAAAACTGGGGCAACAAGACAGAAGAATATCAAAGCAATGAAAATTTTATTAATACTAGCATGGGCACGGTAACTAACATGGATATTAACCAAAAATTCAAAGAATTGTTCGAAGGTTCAGGTCCAAAAGAAAAGCAAAAGACACCTTACCGCGATATCAACAGTCCAGAGTATAAAAAAGCTGTAGAGAAGCATAAGAATGCTATGGACTCTGAGCAAAAAGCTAGCAAGGGTAAAGAACTCTTGAAGAGATTGATGAAAAAAGAAGAATTTGAACAGGTTGATGAAATTTCCTCTGCTACTAAGATGAGATACGTTGCCAAAGCTGCTGCATCTACTCATGAGCCAAAAGAAGGTGAATCTCAATCAGAATATCTTGGCAGAATGAGCAAGAGAATGTCAGGAATTAAAACAGCTCTTAAAAAAACTAATCCATCAGAGCGTTTTCAAAAAGAATCGGTTCAGATTCCTGATAAAACAGTAAGACATCTTAGAAAAATCACTAAGCAGCTTGATAAGTCTGTAAGGACCCATCATAAACAGAGTCAAGCACTAAAAAAATTAGTTGATGCTGATATGCCAGATGTAAAAGAAAATAAGAACTGCGGCTGTGGTCAGACACCTTGTAAGACATATGGCAAGTAAAATGATATCTTTTAAGCTATTTGTCGAGAATTTTATGGATGGAAGAAATCCGCAAGATAAAGGCGATATGTCTAGACACGGCTTAAAAGGTAAAAGTATTTCACAGCTTAAGAAAATTAGATCTTCAAAAACTGCTTCAGCTAGAACCAAACAGCTTGCTCATTGGTTCATTAACATGCATAAGAGATAAAATGCTATCATTTAAAGAATATATTAATTTAGAAGAAGCTGAATATAAGGGTAGAAAGGTTACCTTAGGTAAGCCTTTCTTAACTCCTGACGGCCCTAAAAAGCGTTCAGTCTATGTTCGCAATGAAAACGGTAACATTGTTAAGGTAAACTTCGGTGATCCTAACATGAGAATCAAGAAGAACATTCCTGCAAGACGCAGAAGCTTTAGAGCTAGACACCATTGTGCAACTCCTGGTCCAAAGACTAAGGCAAACTATTGGAGCTGTAGAGCATGGTAAAGACTTTTAATTCGTTTCTCTTCGAAGAAGCTACAGGTTGCCCGCTACCAACTCACGATCTAGGTCTGAATCTTAAAAATAGACAGACTGCTATTGATAAGTATGGGTATGGTCCTATGAATCCCATGGAGCCTTCGAAAGAGTTCTGGGAAGCTAAGGCCAAGATGTGGCGTGTTACTCCTGAATATGCTAAGACAGCAAGATGTGGAAATTGCGCTGCATTTAATATTACAGATAAAATGAGAGATTGTATTGTATCTGGTCGCAGCGACTCTGGAGATACAAAAGAAGTAGATAATTTCGATGCAACAGTAGAGAAAGCAGATTTAGGCTATTGTAATATTTTACACTTTAAGTGTGCTGGTACAAGAACCTGTGATGCATGGTTAACTAACGGACCTTTAGATAACAAGGATGTATGATGGAAGAACTTATTAATTTAATGAACAAGTTGTTAGCAGATACATTTACATTGTATCTGAAGGCACACTATTATCACTGGAATGTTGAAGGCAGTAACTTCCCTCAGTATCACGAGTTTCTTGGAGATCTTTATCAAGAAATTTTTGAATCAGTAGATACTATGGCTGAGCATATCAGAGCTTTAAACTCGTATGCACCAGGCACGCTTGCAAGATTTAAAGAACTTACTTCAATTACAGAAACTATCACAGTACCTCATGCTCGTGAGATGATGCAAGATTTATATACACAAAACAGCAATTATATTGCTACATTAATGGTAGTTTATAATGCTGCTGACAGATACAATGAATTAGGTCTTTCCAATTTCATCCAAGACAGAATGATTGCTCACAAGAAGCACCAATGGATGCTCCGTTCAATTCTCAAGGTAGAAAATGAATAAGTTCAGATCCCTAGAAACTATTATTAGAAGTGTTGTTGCTGGAAAGGAAACCAGCAGAGGGTATACATGTCTAGAAAATGCTATTAGACGAGTTGTATCTGAGCAACGCTCTAAAATAGAAAACGATCAAGGCGATCAGATTGCTGCCGGGTCATATAAGACTAAGAATTTTGAAATGGGTGGAATGCCTGCACAGGGCCTATACACAAGCCTTCCAAAGACTGTTAATCCTGATGATGCTGAGAAATGTGCAATTCTTCAGGATCAGTTATTTGCACTTCAAAAGCAAGTAGTTGCAAAAGAAAGAGCTACTCCAGAAGACGTAGCGGATGCAGATCAACTTGTTAAAAGAATAATGCTTTTTGCTAAGAAGATGAATCTAGAAAAAGAGCACTCATACGTTAATAAGTCGTTTAATGATATTAAACAGTATGAGACGACAGCCGGTGATATTATCGCAGGTAAGACTCAAAATAGCGAAATTGAAAGAAGATTCACATCACCACCACGCACAAAGACAAAAGAACGCGATACAGACCTCGATAATACAAAGTTTTTACTTTCCCGTAATTTAAAAGCGCAACGTAAATTAAAAATTATAGACAACGACTAGGAGAAAAAAATGTCTGATTTTAAGAAGGTATCATCCTCTTTTTTAGATGCCATTAATAAAGTGGTAGGTGACGATAGAAAGAAATTCTTTGAAGAGCAAAAAGAACATGAGAAACTAGTGGCTGAAAAAATGCTTTCACCTAAGCAAAAGAAGATTGCTAAAGTAGCTGGTGACCCAAATAAGATTGATGCTGCTGATTTTGCTGCTCTTCGTTCAGGTAAGAAGATGAATAGTGAAGGATATAATGCCAAGAGAGAGCATGAGCTAAACATGGATGCAGCTCAAAGACATATGGATCGCAGAGCAGCTGAAGGCGAAGACATGACTGGTGCTAAAATTCATCCTAAGACATATGAAATTATTATGCCTAAGAGCAATACTAAGAAAATGGCTAAGGAAGAAGTCGAACTAGATGAAGGGGTACGTAGTTGGCTTGTTGGTAAAGTAGCAAAACACGGTGGTATGATACCAAGAGAAGTTGCTAACGTTATAGTATCCAATTTGCACAAATCCGCACCAGAAACACTGAGAAAGCATCCTAATTATAATCGCATGACTAAGGAATTGCATCAGCATATTTCTGGCGCAAAAGATGCTGAAGAAGCCGTTCGTCGTTCTACAGACAAGAATTATCTTAGAAGTTTAGAAAAAAAACATATATCTGACATTACCGAAGAAATTGAGCATCTGGACGAACTCACCGTAGATTTACTTAAAAGAGCTCGTGATAAAGCAGAAAGAATTTCTGGCGATTCACTTGGTAAAAATCCAATAAAGATGAAAGCATATCAGCGCCAAGCAGACACATTTACTGATGCACTTCACAAGAAATATAAGGCACAACTATCATCTGGTAAAAGAAAGTATGTTGAAGAAAACGAACATATTGATGAAACTTTAGGTGCAACTTTAAGAAAATATGTTCCTGGCTTAGGAAAAGAAGAATTAAAAAAAAGATACTTGGATGCTGATACTCGCACTAGATATACTTTAGGTAAAGCTCCTGAAAATCATACTGATGCAGATAAAAAAGAATTGGAAATGCATGCAAAGAAACTCAGGAGATATGGTAAGTTAGTGGACAAACACATCGGTGAAGCATACGATGAAGAAGTAGAGCAAGTTCAGGAAGGAGACCCTTCGTACTACAAAGGAAAGAGCACCACTGGTAATGCTTTACCACCACCAGGTTCTTTTGCAGACAGAAAGCGAACTGGCAATACTTTTTTGAAGGGATTCAAGTCCAATCCGCAGCCAATCAAGCCCTACGTAGCCCCTAAAAGCAAAAATGAAGAAGTAGAGCAGATCGATGAACTGAGTCCTAATACAATGCACAATTTTAAGGCGGGGAGGCGTGAAAAACAACGCGATTTTAAGCTCGATCCGCATATGAGTGCAGGCGAATATGATGACAGGAGTAAAAAAGTTGTACAGGGCCTTAAACTAGCCAATAGAAGACTGAAGGCTCAAGGGCAGTCCACAAAGACCCCGGATTACTTGCGTAGCATGCGTAGCGAAGCTACAGACACACCAGGAAACGGGCGCGAGCATCAATGCGCGATTCATGTAAAGAATGAACAATTTGGCGAAGGTAGAACTCTAACTACTAACATGCCGAGCCAGATGAATATGGCAATATCGCTTGGTATGATGTTATGTTCGAACATGGTATCGAAAGAGTCGACTCTGATGAACTAGAAATTCTTGTTTCAGAGGCTCATGTTCACTCGACTAAGAAGTCGATGAAGGAAAGCACCATTAAATCTCTTAGAGATATCACCGAAGGTCGTGGCCGCCCACGTAAGAATCCAGATGATCCTAAGTGGAAGAAGATGGAAGCTAAGCCTGCTGCCTCATCAGATGATGATGAAGAAGACAGCGGCCCGGCAAGACCAGGTTCACCTCATCTTGCTACAGAACCGGATAAGCACATTTCAGTTCAACTTAAAGTTGCACAGGATATGAAGGATGAAAAGGGTGGTGCCGATGTTAAGTTTGCAAACGGTAAGACACATTTCGTTAAGCATGACGTCGCTTCTAAAGTGCTTAGTGGTCTAGAAAAACTTAAGCCTGCAGATAGAGCAGATGTTCATGACCATATTGCTCAGTCTCATGAAAACTTAATGCAAGTACACAAAGTATTAAGCTGATATGCCAATATTTGCCAAGAACTTTATTATAAGCGGTACTGAAAGTCAAGAAGCTACAAACAGTGCTAGCGAGCCTAGCACTGTTGTTGAGCCCAAGGTAGTGGTTGAAGAATCAGTTAGCACAACACCTACTCCTGAAGCAGGAGTGATTATTAATGGCAAAGTTAAAAAGATTAGCAAAAAATCAGCATCTACTTATTTACTTGATATGTTAACTTTAGACGATTAATAAATACACTAGAAGCTCAACTTTAAGGAGAAGTAAAAATGGCTCTATGGGGAAGAAACGACCAATCGGTAACTGCTAATAGCACTACTACGGTTGAGTCATCAAACGGTGCTCCAATCGGCACCCACGTTTTTGTAAAGAGTGGTGGTGGCAATTCATCAGTTCGTGTTGACGGTGCTAATGCTCACTACGGTAATACATCAGCCGGTTCACGTGCAAACGTTGACGTTGCTATGTTTGGCAACGTAACAATGAGCGCATTTGTTCCAGGTATTGCTGTTGGTGTTTTTGGCGTGAGCGCTAATGACACAGGTACTACACCAAATGAAATTGGTACATATAGTGGAAACTTATCATCTGCTTATGTTTCTACCGGTGGTTCGGGGTATTCGGCAAACGCTGTCGTAACTCTTACATTTGCTAACGGTTCTTCAAATGCAACTGCTGTCAACGCATTTGCTAACGTAACTGCAGGTGTCGGCGGTCATATTACAGCTCTTCTGATTAACCAACCTGGTTCTGGCTATTCAGTACCACCGACAGTAACAATTGCTGCTCCATCTGCAATTAACATTACTGCTAATACAACCGGTGTAAGCAATACTACAGATACAATTCTAGTATCGACAGCTAACAGCAAGTTCCAAGCCGGTGACAGATTATACTATACTGTACCAACCAACAATACAGCTATTACTGGTCTAACAGGTAACTCATATTACTATGTAACATTTGCTAATACCACAGCACTTGCTGTTTCACTCACAAAGGGTGGAGCTAATGCTGATATCGCTGAAACAAGAGTCGGAGCTGGTGAAGTCCATACTCTTACCGGTGATACTGCAACAGGTTTCGTAGTTGTTGGTGGTGCAAAAAATATGGGCATTGCTCACGCCGGATGGAATCTTAGAACAGTTGGGTCAGGTGGTCGCGCCGGTCGCGTTCAATACGAAACACTAGTTGCAATGGGGTCGCTAGGTGCTCAAACTGCTGCTTATGGTACACCTGCTAATGTCTCTGATGCTGCTGACGATGCTGTCTTACCTGACGCCTAATTAAATGACAACAAAGAAGATAACTGAGCTACCAGCACATACTAATGCTTCCGGGGATGATCTACTCTTAGTAGTAGACTCCCCGGCAGCTAATGCTGAAACAAGGAAGATGACTTTAACTAACTTCTTCGCTAATGTTTCAGCTAATGTAAGTGTAACCAGTAAGATTACAACAAATGCATTGTATCTTTCTAATACAACCAATACCCCTGCAAATTCCTCTGCAGCCGGGTCTCCTGGCGAGATTAGGGTTGGCGCAAATTATATCTACGTTTGCGTCAGTACTAACACGTGGAAAAGAGCATCTATAAGTAGTTGGTAAATTATGCATAATGATGTTCTTGATGAATCAAATTTTTTATTATACGCTGCAAAAAATTATGATAACCCTTCTTGCTTTGACACAGAAGAGTTTTATGAAGATTTGAATAGATTTAAGTATATTAAAAGATTGTTTAGTAAGTATGAAGAGACAGGTGATATAAAAGAGAGACTTGTTCTTAATCATATTATCGTTCTTTATAATCTGTTCGGTGTTCCCGCAACTACAAGAATGCTCTTTTTAAAACTAAAAGATTTTTATCATCTTTTAGTTCCTTTTTTAATTTTGCTTAATTATTGCCCTGAAAGGGTCGATAATATTAGTGATGCCGGTAGTATTTTTATTACTGACATAATGTTAGACCCTTACATAGTAAATGCTTTAAGAGAGATATGAACAGAAAAAAACTTAAAGAAGACGCGGCTCCGGCTAATGTAGTAGGGGATGGCAAGGTAGCAGGATTAGGAGTAGGTGCTCAGGGTGAGCCTCCTGTTAATAAGAAGTCTCGCACTCTTAAAATTATAAGAAGGGTAGTTAAAATAAAATGAAAGTGTTACTTCTTGTTCCTATTTTATCTCTTATTACTGGTTGTGCAGCTATAGACGCTTTCAAGACACGTCCGTTTGATAATGTAGAGCAGGATAAGATAAACTATATCAGAACACTATCTGGTGAAATGAAGCAGCAATGTTCATCCCCAAATAGTATAAAAGCGGATCTAGCCATTTTAAAATTTAAGGCGTTAGAATTAAAAAATTATTCTAACAGTCTCCCTGATAATCAAGAGACCGCAAAACTTTCAGTTCTTCTATTTAATTTAATCGAGCCTATGAGCAATGCTTATCAGCTCGATGATGCACCTGGAGAAACTTTTTGTAAGCTAAAATTGGATAATATAGAAGAATCAGCCAAAAAAATACAACTGGTTACTTCTAAGAGGCCAAAATGAACATTAATAGCTTACTAGAACCATTTATTGGTTCTACAGACCATGATGTAAATACTGCAGCTGCAAAACTTCACACATACGTAGAAGAGCTTAATAAGGGTCATATAACCAAAAAAGAATTTGACTTTCTAGTTCAAGATCTAAAGATACTAGAATCGGTTAATTTTGAAGTTGACAAGCTAAAGAAGCGTGAACAGCTCAACGGGCTAATAGATGATTTAATTAATCTCTCCTCAATAATATAATAATAAGAGGCTATCATGCTCAATAAAGAAGAAGATTGGATGAACACTAAGTGGCGACCAATGATGGGCTGGACATACATGGTTACGTGTATTTTTGATTTTATCGTTGGCCCTATCCTATATAATATACTACAGTTTTTAAACCCAGGCCAGCAAGTTGCAATGTGGCAACCCCTCACACTTGGTGGAGGTGGTCTTTATCACTTAGCAATGGGTGCAGTTCTTGGTATCGCCGCCTGGACAAGAGGTCAAGAGAAAGTGGCTGCTATTGAAAATAAAGCCACCGTTGATAGCAAATCAGTGGGTGAATAAATGAGCGTAGAACAATTTGATACCGGTGCGAGGATTGCTGTGCTAGAAAATGAAGTTAGAAACATTGTTGGTGAGCTCAAAGAGCTTAGAGTTGAGCAAAAAGAGCAGCATCAACTTCTAATGCAGAAATTTAGTCACCTAGAAGACCGTTTGAGCAATCTTGAGAAGTGGCGGTGGATGCTTCTTGGCGGTGCTGCTGTTATTGGCTATCTAGTGTCACACTTCAGTCTATTTAAATAAGTTGATATAGTATCCTGTTGCTGATATAATACATTGTCGGCAACAGGATTATTATGATTTACATTGATACCAAATATATTGGACTCTTATCTAATCGTCTCGAAAGACTAAAGAAGAAGTCCGGAAATACTTTTAACTGCAGATGTCCTATCTGTGGTGACTCCCAAACAGATAAAACTAAGACTCGCGGATACCTATACGAGAAGAAAGGTATCATGCTATACTATTGTCATAACTGTAATGCGTCCATGACATTTGGTAATTTCCTCAAAGCTATTGATCCAACTCTGCATAGAGAATATGCTCAAGAGAAGTTCATTGAGAAGCATTCGGGAGCACTTGTAGTCGAAGAAAAAGATATCTCTAAGATTGTTATTCCAAAGTTTATGAGAGCATCTCCACTTAAGAATCTTAAGAAGATATCTCAGCTTGAATACAATCACCCTGCAAAGATGTATGTTGATAAGCGTAAGATTCCAGCAGGTTCACACTATAAGTTATTCTATGCACCGAAGTTTAAATCGTGGGTCAATACGTTTGTGCCGGATAAGTTTGAATCGGTAGAGTTTGACGAGCCAAGATTGATTATTCCGTTTCTCGATGCCGATAAGAATTTTTTCGGTCTGCAAGGACGCTCATTTGCTCCTACTGGTATCCGCTACATTACGATTATGACGAATAATACTAGGCCTAAAGTATTTGGACTAGATGCTGCTGATTTGAGCAAGACTACCTATATCACTGAAGGACCTATTGATTCCCTGTTTCTCCCTAACGCTCTTGCAATGGCAGGGGCAGATGTTAGTCTATCATGGGTTAAAGAGGAATACAAAAAGAATCTAGTGTTTGTGTATGATAATGAGCCTCGTAATAAAGACATCATCCGTAGAATGGAAAAGACTATCGAGCAAGGATATAATGTTTGTATATGGCCTGATACGATAGACCAGAAAGACATTAACGATATGATCTTAGCTGGCAGATCAAATACCCAGATAAAACAAATTATAGATACGCATACATACAATAACCTTGAAGCAAAGCTAACATTGATGGTGTGGAAAAAAATATGAACGTACGTATTGTGAGCTACTCACAACCTCTTAGAGGGGAAGATAGCAATCTTATTAATGCGCAGGACCTAGTTGCATTTTGTGCACGGGTTTCTAATCCATCTAATCAGCTTAATACAGAAACATCAGATAAGCTTATTCGATATCTAGTAAAGAACAAACACTGGTCGCCGCTTGAAATGGTTTCTGTGTGTCTAGAAGTCGTTACTACAAGAGATATTGCGCGGCAACTTCTACGTCATCGTAGCTTTAGTTTTCAAGAATTCAGTCAACGATACGCAGACCCGGTCAAAGAGCTTAACTTTGTAACTAGAGAGGCCAGGCTGCAGGATCCAAAAAATAGACAAAACTCAATTGAGATACATAATAAGCTGTTACAAGAGCAGTGGGTGTCTCATCAACAAGAAGTTATTGATCTGGCTCGTGAGAAGTATGAATGGGCCATTAGATCAGGTATTGCGAAGGAGCAGGCTAGAGTTGTTCTTCCGGAAGGCTTGATAGAATCAAAGCTTTATGTTAATGGGACGCTTAGATCATGGATTCACTATATTCAACTAAGATCCGCTAACGGGACTCAAAAAGAACATATCGAGATAGCCAAAGCATGTGCTACAGTTATTTCGGATATCTTTCCCCTTGCGGATGAGTTTGTCGAACAATAAGAGGGCTTATGTGGTTAATTAATTTTATCCCTGATTGGGTATTTCATCTATTTGTTCTTTCAGGCTTGCTCATCTTTGTATCCTCTCTGGTGCTAGGCGCTATCCCTTTTATTAAAACCTATAAACTTCCAGTACAAGCTTTGGGAATAGTTGTGCTTTGTGCGGGACTATTTTTTGAAGGGGCATTATACTGTAATGCTACCTGGAATGAAAAGGTCGTGGAGCTCGAAAAGAAAGTTGCGGCAGCTCAGATAGAGTCAGCACAATCAAATACTAAGATTGTAACCAAGTATATTACAAGAGTAGAAAAAGCGAAGGATAATACAAATGAAAACATCAAGTATGTTGAGCAATACGTTACCGCTGATGATGATAAGTGCAATGTGCCTAACTCTGTTGTCGTGCTCCACGACAGTGCCAGTAAAAATGAAGTTCCCCCAAGCACCGGAGGAACTTATGAAGGAACCTCCGATGTTAAAATCAGTGAAATCACAACCACAGTCGTCGAAAACTACGGAACCTACTACCAAATCTCCGAACAATTAAAGGCGTGGCAAGAGTGGTATAAAACACAAAAAGAAATCTTCGAAAAAGCTTTTAATTAAGAGGTAGTATGGACAATATTGTACACGGTATTACGGTAGACTATTCGCGCGATTCTTTGTTCGATGAACTAGGTATCAAGCGCTTAAAAGAATCATATATGACGGATGAAGAAGTATCACCTCAAGAGAGATTTGCTTATGTTTCTAAAACTTTTGGCTCAAATCCTGAACATGCTCAAAGACTTTATGACTATAGTAGCCGGCATTGGCTATCTTATAGTACTCCTATCCTTTCATATGGCCGTAGTAAGCGGAGTCTTCCTATATCATGTTTTCTACCTTATTTACACGATAGTGCAGAAGGCCTGGTTGACTGCTTATCAGAAGTAAACTGGTTGTCAATGCTTGGAGGTGGTATTGGAATTGGTCTTGGTATTCGCAGTGCTGATGATAAGTCTGTTGGTATTATGCCTCATCTTAGAACTTATGATGCATCTTCTCTTGCCTATCGTCAAGGCAGGACTCGTCGCGGTAGCTATGCTGCTTATCTTAACATTTCTCATCCAGACATTCTTATCTTTTTAGAAATGCGCAAGCCTACGGGCGATCAAAACATGCGCTGTCTAAATTTGCATCACGGCATTAACATTACAGATGACTTCATGCATATCATTGAAAGATGCATGATTGATCCTGCAGCTGATGACACCTGGGATCTTAAAGATCCACACAATAATGAAGTCAAGGAAAAGGTATCTGCGCGCGAGCTTTGGCAGCGTATTCTTGAAATGCGTATGGTTACTGGTGAGCCGTACCTACACTTTATTGATACTAGTAATAAGGCGTTACCAGAATCACAAAAAGCTCTTGGACTTAAGGTTCAGCAATCAAATTTATGTTCGGAAATAGTTCTACCAACGGATAAAGATAGAACCGCAGTGTGCTGTCTATCATCAGTCAATCTGGAGTATTACGATGAATGGAAAAATGATCCTAGATTTCTTCGGGATATTGCGGAGATGCTTGATAATGTTCTACAACACTTTATTGATAACGCTCCAGATGTTATTCACCGTGCTCGTTTTAGCGCCGCTCGTGAGCGGAGTATTGGTATCGGAGCTCTTGGCTTTCATGCGTATCTACAAAAGACCAACATACCCTGGGAGTCGCCGTTAGCAGTTAGTGCTAATCATCGTATTTTTAAGTATATGAGGGAGCAGCTAGATGTCGCAAACAAACAACTTGGTAGTGAGCGTGGCGAAGCACCAGATGCGGCTGGCACTGGAAACCGTTTCTGCCACCTTATGGCTATCGCGCCTAACGCCTCTTCATCAATTATCATGGGAAATACTTCGCCAAGTATTGAACCATACCGTGCTAATGCCTACAGACAAGACACACTCTCAGGTTCATTCTTGAATAAAAATAGATGGTTAGATGCAGTTATAAAAGAAAAAGTACCGCAAGACGAATATAATGATGTTTGGTCTTCTATTATTGCTAATGATGGATCTGTACAACATCTTGATTTTCTAGATGACTGGGCTAAAGATGTATTTAAGACGTCGATGGAGATTGATCAAAGATGGATTATTCAGCATGCAGCAGATCGCCAGCAATATATTGACCAGGCTCAATCGTTAAATCTTTTCTTCAGACCTAATACGAATGTTAAGTACTTGCATGCAGTTCACTTTATGGCTTGGAAACAAGGTCTAAAGACGCTATACTATTGCCGTTCTGAGAAAATTGGTAAAGCTGATAAGGTAGCAAAGAAGATCGAAAGACAAGTTATTAAAGAACTAGACCTTAAACAAATAGCAGAAGGCGATGTTTGTCTTGCATGCGAGGGATAAATGATCAAGAAAACAAAATCAAAATTAACCGATGAGCGGGAATCATTTAAGCCATTTAATTACCCCTGGGCATATGAGGATTGGCTTAAACATGAACAAGCACACTGGCTTCATACAGAGGTGCCAATGCTTGAGGATGTCAAGGACTGGAAGAACAAACTCACACCGGCTCAGAAGCATTTCTTAACTAATATTTTTAGATTCTTTACACAAGGTGACGTAGACGTGGCCGGTGGTTATGTAAAGAACTACCTACCTTATTTTCCACAGCCGGAAATAAGAATGATGCTGATGGGGTTTGCTGCTAGAGAAGCACTGCATGTTGCAGCTTACTCACATCTAATCGAAACTCTAGGTATGCCAGATTCAACATATGCAGAGTTTCTAGAATACTCGCAAATGCGTGATAAACATGATTATTTTGTTGATTTATCGCATAAGAATGGAACAGCGGCATCAGTAGCAGCAAATATTGCAGCTTTTTCTGCATTTACTGAAGGTATGCAATTATTCAGCTCATTTATCATGCTGCTTAATTTTCCAAGACACGGCCTTATGAAAGGCATGGGTCAAATAGTTACATGGTCTATTGTTGATGAAACAATGCATGCCGAGTCTATGATTAAGCTATTTAGAACATATATTGAAGAAAACAAAGAATTATGGAACGATGAACTTAAGGGTACAATTTATACCATCGCTGAAAAAATGGTTGAGCTCGAAGACAAGTTTATTGACCTTGCTTTTAACATGGGCGACATGCCAGGTCTTACAGCAGAGGATGTCAAGCGCTATATTAGGTATATTGCTGATCGTAGGCTTATATCTCTCGGTCTCAAGGGAATATTTAAAGTTAAGAAAAACCCTCTCCTGTGGGTAGAGGAAATGATTAACGCACCAACTCATACCAACTTTTTTGAAAATAGAGCCACTGATTATGCAAAGGGTGCACTATCAGGGACATGGGAGGATGTATGGGCCGCTTAACACCTTTAGCTTTACTACTAGTATCATTTAATTCTTTTGCTGCTGATTTACCGAATCCGGCCATCACTCCTGGAGCTACAGATCCCGCTGCAACTAAAGATGTTATTTGCGTACGCAGATATACTAGCGGCACCAAGGCTGATGGTACAAAGGTACGGAACGTTTCCGAAGCCACCAAACTTCAAGCGTATCGCAACTACGGTATCGAGAGCAACTATAAAGGTTACTGCGATCCTAAGGTAGGCTGTGAGATTGATCATCTTATCAGCTTACAGTTGGGAGGATCAAACGATATTAAAAATCTCTGGCCACAGTCATATGCTGGAGAGTGGAATGCACATCTTAAAGATGGTCTTGAAAACACACTTCATTCTAAGGTCTGCAAGGGCGAGATTAGTCTAGAAGAAGCACAAAAGGCTATATCCTCAAATTGGATAGAAGCTTGGAAAAAATACGTTAAAAAATAGGAGTTCGTATGTTAGAAATAGAAGAAAGTTCAAGTGACTATAACTATTTTTGCTATTCATGCGATACGGAATTTGCCGTAGTGCCTGCATTTGAATTGGGTGAACAAGTTTCGTTCTGCCCATACTGTGGTAGTGAAGTTGAAGAACCAGTTGATGAAGATCTTGATGATATGGAAGAAGAAGATCTAGATGAAGATGAGGATATAGAGGATGAGTAGTGGTATGTGCCGGGATTGACTTATCACTAACCTCACCTGCTATTTGTATCAATTTAAATGGTGATGAATTTAGTTTAGATACCTGTACATTTAACTACCTTACTGATAATGTAAGCAAAGTTAAATGTACAGGTAATGTTTATGGTTCAGTTTTTCCAAACTACGTAACACAATCGGAAAGATATCATAACATATCTAACTGGGCTTTGCAGGTGTTAAATAATTATGGAATTACTAAAGTATTTCTTGAAGATTATAGTTTCGGCTCGACCGGTAGAGTATTTCATATAGCAGAAAATACCGGAGTTCTTAAATATACTCTTTGGCGTAATTCTATAGAAGTAGTTACTATTCCTCCTAGCGTGGTTAAAAAAATAGCTACTAATAAAGGCAATGCTAATAAAGAGCTGATGCAAGAAGCTTTTATTTCTGAAACAGGTGTAAACTTTAAAAGCATGTTTGCACTAACAGAAAAACAATGGAATCCTTCCTCCGACCTTATAGACAGTTATTACATCTGTAAATATGGTTCCCTAGAGTACTCTAAACAAAGTTGAATTTATTTTTTATTTCCGCTAATATTAATGTGGAGGTAATATGAGCAAACAAGATTATTCATACAGTTACGACTACTCAAATAAGCACCCGCAGTATAAATTCTTTAACGAAAAGAATAAGACTCTTATAGAGATTTTTAGAGAACAATATTGCTTTACCCTTGTTCAGAAAAACGATAAAGGTCAACAACGCTTAAAGTTAGATGAAGTCTCTCTTCAAAAAATGATTACTAATCTCGTTAATAACGGCTGGAATGAACTCACATGCAAGTAATAGAATATTTAATAGTTGCGGTTCTCGGATGGTTTTGTATCAGTTTTACTTTAGGATACTTGTCTAATAGAATTAACGGAGAAGAACAAGAGCCTGAAGAAAATTATGATGGCGAGTGGATTTTACCAATTAAATTAGGCCATAATGGTAGTACTTGGTATGCATGGGACACAGCAGATGCGTTCATACTCCAAGCTGATTCACGTGAAAAACTAATTCAAGATATTTTAAATGAATTTGAAATTCCACCTAAAAGACTAGAAATTATAAGCGAAAGTCATGTAAATGAACTCAAATCGACGACCAGTGTATAAAATTAAAGAAAATGTTACCCTAAAAAACATTTTCTCTACTAGTGTCCATACCGGAGATATTATTGATGAGCAAGATATCGAAGGTAAGACTTTCTATGTTATGAGAAGTAACAACAAGGTTTTTAAACTAGCAAAAGAAGCGCATATTATTAGGAAGAATAATGACTAACTCGACATTTAAGTTTGACCGGTATCTTAAGCGGATGGTTTGCCTCGTTGCAGATAAGACCAAGGCAAACGCATTTAAACAAGTTTTTATTGACGCTCAAGTATCTGAGCAGAAAGCAAAGCAGCAAAAATTTAAGGCTAAGGAAGGTTCAGAAGAATAATGACTACTACTTTTGTTGAACCAGTTGCTAAGGAATGGCTAACTGGTGTGCTAAAAGAAAGACCAGTGGTAATTAAATTTACAAAAGTTGATGGTTCGGAAAGAACCATGAAGTGTACTCTTAATGAGAGTCTAATTCTACCTCTGCCCGAGCCGGTTCAAGAGAAGGAAAAAAAGGCTCGTAAAGAGAATGAAAATGTTATTCGTGTATATGATCTAGAGAAAGAATCCTGGAGATCATTCCGCCTAGATAGTATTATTAGTGTTAACTTTGATCTGGTAACCTGAGATACTTATTATGAGAATTGGCTTTACTTGCTCTGCATTTGATCTTCTCCATGCAGGGCATATTGATATGTTAAGACAAGCTAAGGAACAATGTGATTATCTAATCACCGGCTTGCAGGTCGATCCTAATATTGACCGCCCACAGAAGAATAAACCTGTACAAAGCATTATCGAGCGGTATATTCAGCTTAAAGCTGTCCGCTATGTTGATGAGATTATTCCATATTCTACAGAAGAAGATCTCGAAGATCTTCTTAGCATGTTGCCAATTAATGTTAGAATTGTTGGTGAAGAGTATAGAGAGACAACCTTGACTGGTCGTGATATCTGCACTCAAAGAGGTATTGAAATTTTTTACAATAAACGTGAACATAGATTTAGCTCTTCCGAGCTTCGTAAGCGCATGAGCGCCTGAGGATAAAATGGGATTTGAAGAAAATGAAATTTCGATTAACTCGCAAGGTGGTACCGAGTTAACAAAGCGAAATATTGCTAGTAAGATGCCGCCTGAGCTAGCCAATGAATTTCAAATAATCTGCTCACGTCTTCGTAATTTAGAAGAAGACAAGATTAGAGTATATTGGCTACACGATTTGCCTGAAGATCCTGAGATTAACCATCTCAAGGATAAGTCAAGCCGAGACCGCTTTCATAAATTTGTCTTTAGCAGTCAATGGCAATATGAAAGGTTTAGAAACGTTATCGGCATGCCATACGATGATAAGTCAATAGTCATTGAGACTTGTGTTGACCCTATTGAGCATGTTGAGAAGAGTAAAGATGAGATTCGACTTATCTATACGTCTACCCCACAGCGCGGGTTGTCTATTCTTGTACCTGTATTTGAAAAGCTCGCAGAGAAATATGATAATATCTACTTAGATGTATTCTCAAGCTTTAAGATTTACGGTTGGGAAGAATCTGATAAGCAGTTTGAGCCTCTATATGAGCGCTGCCGCAATCATCCTAGGATTACATATCATTCGTTTGAACCAAATGATGTAGTTCGGACGGCGTTGCAAAAAGCTCATATCCTTGCCTATCCATCTATCTGGATGGAGACTAGCTGCAGATCTGTTATTGAAGGTATGTCAGCAGGCTTGTTATGCGTACATCCTAATCTAGGAGCCTTGTCAGACACTTCGGGTGGTCTCAACTTTATGTACCAGGGCCATGCCGATCATAATAAGCATGCTAATGTATTTTATCAGGCGCTTGACGATGCTATTCAAAAGGTAAATAGAGACGACGTACAAAGCTACCTTAAGCTTGTTAAGATGTATGCTGATAGTAGATTTGGAACTTATAAGGTAGCGCAGCAGTGGCAAGACTTGCTTGAAGGTCTGCATAAGACTTATGAAACAGTAGAAAGTCGTAAGCTACCTAGTGCTCAGATGTTTAGGTATAACACATAATGATAGTTTCTAAGACGCCGTTAAGAGTATGCTTTTTTGGTGGGGGTAGTGACCTGCCTAATTACTATTCTAATAAAACGGGTATCTGCTTATCTACAACCATTGACAAATACATGTACGTTACTGCATGTAAGACGTTTGTCAAAGGTTTTAAAATTGTGTATAGTGAGATCGAAAATGTAGACAGCTATGATGATATTAAGCATGACCGCATAAGAGAATCTCTTAAGATGTTTAATATCACCGGCGGTCTAGATATCTCATCGTATGCGCAGATACCTACGAAAGGCACAGGACTCGGCTCATCCTCAACATTTACAGTAAGCCTGTTAAATGCTCTAAGTACACTAAAGGGCAAACAAATGAGCAGACACGATCTTGCTGAGACTGCCTTTGATGTAGAATTTAATAAGTGTAGTGAATACCTGGGTAAGCAAGATCAATACGCAGCAGCATTTGGAGGTTTCAACGCTTTTCATTTCTCTGCTGATGGAGTCAGAGTAGAGCCTGTTAATATATCCTCCGAACGAATTGCCGGCCTTAACAATAATCTCCTAATGTATTATACAGGTATTACTAGATCTGCATCGAATATTCTAAGAAATTATGATGATGGTGAGTCTAGTGCTAGTATGGATAAAATGGTTGAGCTAGGCCATCAAGCGCTGGACTTTATTATTAAAAATAAGTATGATGACTTTGGTGCACTACTACACGAGACTTGGCAAGTAAAAAAGAAACTTGCAAGTGGTGTAAGTAATACTACTCTCGACGATTATTATGAGACAGCATTGAAAAGTGGTGCGCTAGGTGGTAAGATTCTAGGCGCAGGGGGTGGTGGTTACTTCTTGTTCTATGTTCCGGAACAGCAACAAAATTCCTTTAAGGAAAAGATGAAGCTAACAGGTATGCAAGAGTTTAACTTTAAATTTAGTGATGAAGGATCTAAAATTGTCTGCGCGGACTAAAGACTTTATTTCTGAGTATAGCAGAAAGCTACATGAAGCTATTAATACAATAGATGCTGAGGTTTTTGACCGTGCTGTTGTTGCTATAACTAATACACATCGCGGTCGAGGCCGAATTTTTGTTTGCGGTAATGGTGGTTCTGCTGCTATCAGTGATCATTTTATGTGTGACCATTCTAAGGGTGTAGAAGCAGATACATGCTTTATTCCTTCCGTTCAGTCGCTTGCATCTAACATGTCGCTTATTACTGCAATTGGTAACGATATCTCCTATGATGAGATTTATTCATACCAGCTGAGTATGTTTGGGCAGGCTGCAGATCTTCTAGTAGCGATCTCATCGAGTGGAAATTCACCAAATATTATTAAAGCTCTGCAAACGGCAAAGCAAAACGGTATTAAGACGATTGCGTTTGTAGGGTTTGATGGTGGCCAGGCAAAGTCCTTAGCCGATATCGTATTTCATATTCCAGTAAAAAATTATGGTATTGTAGAGGATGCACATCAAGCATTGATGCATATTCTTGCACAATATATTCGAATTAATAACTCTGTAAAGGTTGATATAAAACTGTAGTAGGGTTATTATAACAAGATGATACTATTAGATCTTAATCAAGTGTGCATATCTAACCTGATGGCACAGCTAGGAAACCATACTAATACAGTCGTAGAAGAAGATCTTCTACGACATATGGTTTTAAATACTATCAGGTCACTTAAAAGCAAGTTCTCCGAATATGGAGAGCTTGTTGTCTGCTGTGATGATAAGAAAGTTTGGCGTAAAGAAGTATTCCCGTTCTATAAGGCAAATCGAAAAAAGAGTAGAGATGATTCAGAACTAGACTGGGGGCATATCTTTAGCTGTCTTAATAAGATTAAGAGTGAACTTAAAGAGCATTTTCCGTATAGAGTCATTCAAGTCGAAGGTGCTGAAGCGGATGATGTTATCGGTACTTTAGTTATTAAAAATGGTCAGCTGCTAAATACAGGTGAGAAGATTCTTATTTTGTCAGGTGATAAAGATTTTATACAACTACAAGTTTTCGGTAATGTTATTCAATTTGACCCTGTGAGAAAGAAGTCATTGGTTTGTGATAATCCAATTCTATTTACACGAGAGCTTATTTTAAAAGGCGACCGTGGAGACGGTATTCCAAACATTCTATCAGCAGATGACTGCCTTGCTACAGGTGCGAGACAGAAACCTATCAGAGTAGAGCGTTTCTCAGGTCTTTCAAACCCGCACAATGAACTT